TGATAAAATAAAATCACTACCTAAAATAGCCATATAAATAAATTTAAGATATTGTGTATCTACCGCTTCCTTGTAGCGTAACTTTATAAGTAACAGCAGAATCGAATTGGCCAGATGCACCTATTGCTGAAATATTAGCAGTACCAGATATTATATAAGTAGGACTTGTGCCAATGCTAAATCTTACAGTTATTGGAGTTCTTGCTAATTGAAAATCAAGCATTTGCTTAAATTCAAAATTGCCATTAGCTACAAAGCCATCACAATTAATAGTCCAACTAGAAAGATTTGGTAATGATGAAGTAAACCAAGCATTAAAAGATGATGTTATTTGAAATAAGTCTGTAGATGTTTCAAAAGAACAATTCTTAGATGCACCAAAAGGTATATTAGATGAACCATTAAAATAATATAAAATAATATTTGTTCCTATTATTGCCATAATTTATGCTATTGGTAGGTTATTTTGTGGAGTTTGAGTTTGATTTAAGATATAATCAAGTTTTTCTGTAGATGTTATATCAGTATTAGTAACCTCAATTAATTGAATACTTGCTGTATTGTTTAAATATGGGACTAATTCTAAACGATTTATTAAAAACTTTTTGCTATTATAATTTAAAGCACTTGCACCAGCATCTGTAACTGAATAAACCTTATCTAAATAAAGTGTACCAGTAGCAGCCTTAAACGCACCTAAATCGCCTTCTAATGTTGCTATATTCTTATTAAGTAAATTAGAATATTGTCTTATCATTAATGAAATTAAGTCTCTAAATGATTCTGCAGCCTTGCCAAATCTATACCAACCAGTTAAATATGAACCTGAACTATTAGTAAAAGTTCCTATAGTATTAAAATGTTGATATGATGCAGCTCCACCAATTGGATATAATCCACCATAAGGTAAATCTATATTTTTTGTAGTTTTAGATGTACCAATAAAACGAGTTACTTGCTCTGATTTAACTTCTGCATCAACTTGTCTTAGATTAATATTTCTTATATAGCCACCACCGAAACCTGCATCCCAATCATCAGCTAAAAAAATAACTCTAATATATCCTTTTAAATCAAGATTAGAACCCATAACAACATTTGGCCCTAAATAACAAGTTAAACTCTTAGATTCATAAACCAATTGCTCTGCTGTTTCAACTGTAAAAAATGAAAATGATGTACTCCATATATTACTAGAGTTCATATAATAAATAGTATAAGAAGAACCATCATAGTAATTAAGCTGAAAAGCTACTTTTATTTTTCTTTTACTTTGATTTAATGTTAAATAATCAAATGTTAATGTAATCTCTGGGCCATACATAAATGGAAGAGTAGAATAAAGTCCTGGAGTGCCCATTTCAGCCCTTCCAGTACTATCAGCAGTAAATACTGATGCTACAAAAATTTCATTATACTGATAGTCTGGATTTATTTTAATAGTAGCATAGCCATCTTCTGTTATAGTAAATGTCCAACCAGGTACAGTATATGGAGAAGAAGTTCCAGAATAAATTTTTAAGTCATTATTATAAATATAATTCAATGCAGTTCTATAATCATAGGTTGTAGTTACTCTTGGATAACCCTTTCGTGCTATTTTAACTTGAGATGAATTAATAAAATGCACGTTGTTAGCAGCATAAGCATTTATTGATACAGCATTACTTAAAGTGCCAGATGTAATTACAGTAGGGGTACTTGAGATAGTAAACTTAGTATAATACAATCCAGTTGCCATATCATTAATTGGCATTATATAGAAATCTCCATTATACTGAAACAATCTACAACCAAAAGATAGTATTATATTTTCTAATATAGTAAAATAATCTAATGTGACATAGTCTCTTCTATATTGATAAGTCTGAGAAAATGTTTCATTGTTAGTAGAAACACCTCTATTAAACATTCCTGCTGCAAAATATGAAATACAAGAATATAAGCTAGATGCATTTTTATAAGGAATCTTTAATAGTGATTCACATATAATAGTTAATAAATCTGTTGGGGCATTAATATCTGCATTAGACTGATAAACAATGTCTTTTAAAAATGATAAACCATCAATACAAACAATGTTAACTTCTTGATAACCAGTTACAAATCCAACATTAATATAATCGTTAAATAAGAATCCTTTCCATAAAATAACACCATTATTACTAAGCTCTACATAATATTCAACATCATTATAACTAAGTAAATCTGGGAAATTAGTATAGTCATCATTAGTTGATACTATAAAAGAAACATTTAACTGAGATGATATTATTGAAGCAATAGGGTCTTCTTCATTAGAATTAGGACTAAGACTTATTTGAGTAGCTGTATATATATACGAACTACCAGTATATCCTTCTTTGTAAATACTAACAGTTAAGTTACTATTATCACGAAGTTTTTGATTTAATTCATATCTTAATCCGTATGCCATTATGCTAAACTTATGTTTTGTCCTTTAAGATTTGATGCCTTTTGTGCTCTATTTACAGACAAAAGTAAGTCTTGTCCTCTTAATACAAATGTACCACCTCCTCCACCAATCATATCTTTCAATTTATCTAATGGAGCTACAACCTCTGGATTAGATACTGCACCAGGATACTCACCCATTAAACCCATTGTAGGCCCAGATATAATACCACCATTGGCAAATCTCATCGGCCCACCGCCAGAACCTCCATCAGATTTTGCATTTAACTTAGACTTTAAGAACTGACCAGCAGCAACCGCAGCTAAACCAGCAGCTAAAGCTATAGGCCATGAAGCTGGGTTTTTAAGTGCTTCAAATGCTGCACCTTCAAGGATTGCAAAACTAATTAATGCTTGTCCTAATTGAGTTAAAGCATCAGCCAATATACCAGCTAAAGCTACGAATGGCTGCACCTTTTCTCCTCCTAATACTTTTCCTAAAGTTTCGCCAAGAGAAACAAATGAATTAGTTAAAAAATCATTTGAAATAGAGACTATTCTATTAGCCGTATTAGCCCAGTTTGTACCAACTCCAGTTAAAGTTCCATTTAATTGCAATAAAGCTGCATTAATTTCTTCTACTGCTTTTACATTACCATCAGCAAATTCTCTGGCTAATTCAAGATATGCAATTTTTTCTTGTATATCTTTTTGCTGTAATCCAATATTTCCTTTGTGTAACTTTAATTCAGCTTTTAATTGAGCGTCTAAAGATTTTATATAATCTTTAGTATTTTTTACTTGTCCATCAAGTTTTTCCTTATTATAATCATCAGCTAATTTTTTATTTAATTGTTGACCTTTATGTAAAAAATCAAATACATTACTTTGATGTGATTGTAAAAAGTTTAAATATTTTTGCTCATAAGTTTTTTCTATTGCAATAAGTTCTTCAGAAGTAGCACCTTTTATAATTGCTTCTTGTAATGCATTATACTTCTGTATATTATTTAACTTAATAAAATATTCTTCAGCTCTAAAGATACTATCCTTATAAAAATTGTATTCTTGTTGAGCTAAATCCTCAAAAGCTCCAGAAAAGTCAGTTTTTTTCTCTACTTGTGGTTTTTTATCTCCTCCACCTCCACCATCACCTAATTGAACGCTACCGCTTCTTTGTGCTATTCTTGCTAATAAATCTGCTTTTTTAGTTAATCCTTTATTCTCAATAGCAAGATTATTAATAATTTTTTTATTTCCAACATTTATTAGACCAGTATAATTGTCAACTGAACGTAAAATTCCATTAGTTTCTTCTAGTAATTTTTTACCAGTTGCAAGTGGATTTCCTGGAGGCAAAGGAGCCAATACTGGCTTTGTTTTTAATTCTGCTTTTATAATTTTTTCTAACTCTAACTCATCTTGCTTTAATAAAATAGCATTTTTTAGGTTTTCAATATATGCAGAATAAAATTTATTTAAATCCCTTACTCCATCGCCTTCTAATTTTAATCCTTTAAATATATCTGGATTAATATTCTGAAGTTCTTTAATTGCTCTATTCTTTCTTTCTCTTGTTTCGTTTTCATTCTTTAACACTGCTAACAAAGAATTAACTCTTGTAGCCTCTTGTGACATAGAACCAATCAATGAATCAGTTTCATCTTTTAATTCTTTAGTCTTTTTTGTAGTACCAAATAAACCTAAATCCCAAGCAGTAAATAAAGCAATAATAGCAGAACCAGCAAAGTATAATGCACCACCAGCTCCAGCTACACTTCCGATTAAGGCTGGTAAGTTGTTTTGAATACCTCTAAATCCAAACGGTAAATCTTGCACAACTAATGCAAGGTTAGTCCATTGCTGATTAGATTTCTTTAAATCACCAGCAGTACCACCTATTGCTTTCCCAGCTCCAGCAGCAGCATTTTGAGTAGCTGTTAAAGTAGTTTTTAAAGCATCCAAATTCATTTGTAACAACTTAATAGCACCACTTGTAGGCTTTATACCAGCAGTTACAAGTTTTACCATATAAGTCTCAAGAGCAGCTATTTCCTTCTCAATATTCTTTATACTTTGACCAAATAAC